CAAACCGGCGGCGGTTGCCGCTGTGGACTTCGTTGGCGCGGAGGGGGCGCGAGGCCCGCAGGGAGTGCAGGGGGACACGGGCGAGCAGGGCGTTCAAGGCATCCAAGGACTAACTGGCGTAACCGGCCCGCAAGGTGCGCAGGGTGTTCAGGGCATCACAGGCAGCACAGGCTCAGCCGGAGCCACAGGACCGACCGGCCCCACCGGCCCCCAAGGCATTGACGGACCGACCGGGGCAACCGGCCCGACAGGCTCCGATGGCCTCGCGGGCGCGCAGGGCGACACCGGACCGACAGGCGCAACTGGCCCGACAGGCCCGACCGGGCCCCAAGGGGTTGCTGGACCGACAGGGACCACCGGCGCGACCGGCTCGCAGGGCATCCAAGGCGTCCAAGGCGTCACCGGCTCCCAAGGCAATTCTTTCACCCCGGACGCCATCGGCCCCGCCGCATCGAAATCCACCTACGACGCGGAACTCGCGGACTTCGCGTTCCTCGACGCCACCAACGGCATCATCTACTTCAAACTCTCGGACACCTCCGGCGATTGGTCCACGGGCGCTTACTTCGGCAAGGGTCCGCAGGGCATCCAAGGCATTCAGGGCGTCCAAGGCATCGACGGACCGACCGGCCCGACGGGCGACACCGGACCTCAAGGTATCCAAGGCATCGACGGACCGACAGGTCCGACAGGCGCAACCGGCCCCACGGGCGCAACTGGCCCGCAAGGCATCCAAGGCATCGACGGACCTACCGGCCCCACAGGGCCACAAGGCATAACCGGCGACACCGGCCCAACCGGACCGCAGGGTATCCAAGGCATAACTGGCGACACCGGCCCTCAAGGTATCCAAGGCATAACTGGCGACACCGGCCCCACAGGGCCACAAGGCGTTCAAGGCGACCAAGGCGTTCAAGGCATAACTGGCGACACCGGACCCACCGGGTCTCAAGGCATCCAAGGCGTCGACGGACCCACCGGACCTACCGGCCCGACAGGCCTCACCGGGCCGCCCGGCCCCGACGGGCCGACAGGCCCAACAGGCGCAACCGGCCCCGAAGGCCCGGTCCTCGCCCGGCTCGCAACGACCGCGCAACTCCTGACAGATTGGAACAGCGTCACCGAAACCGGCTGGTACAAGGGCGCGTCGATCGCGAACAGCCCCACGGCCTCAAGCTACATAGGCTTCGTGTTCGTCTACGACGCGAGCAACCAAGTCCAGATACTCTACAACCAGACCGTCGCGGCCACGCTCGGCGCGTCCTACGTCCGGCGCAAGATCGGCGGCGCGTGGGCGGCTTGGACCGAAAGCACCCCGGTCCAGAAGAACGTGGACACGACCCTCCAAGCAGGCTACGTCTTCGGCACCACAGTGGACGACGGCACCAAGTCCAGCGTCACCTACACACCGACCCCCGTGGCGGGTAACTGGCGCAAGGCTGTCAACGGCGGCGCGTTCACGCTCGCGGCTCCCACCGCAGCGGGCGACTACAGCCTGTCCATTCTCATCACCAACAATGGGACCGCCGGGGCCATCACGCTGTCCGGGTTCACTTCTTCGGACGGTGACGCCTTTACCATCACGGACACGCACAAATTTATCTGCCACATCGCGAAGATCGACGGCAACACCTCCGTGACTGTAAAGGCTCTACAGGAATGACTACCCCCTGCCTCATGCCGCAATTTAGCGGTGGCGCTGCGGGTGCCTCTATAGAATATGTCGGTGGCGTGGCGGATGTAGGGGATTCAGGTGGTAACGCTGTGCTTGACCTCACTGGCATAGCCGGTCTTGCGGAAGGCGATATTGTCATAGTCTCCGGAGGGTTCACTAGGAATGCGGTGCCTACGACACCTGCGGGGTGGACTGAGATTGTAAACTACCGTGACAGTGACAGCTGCGCGCTCGTGTTCTATAAGATCATGGGCGGTACGCCCGACACGGCTGTAACCGCTCCGAGTTCGGGGGACAGCCGGGACGCGTGTGCGTACGTGGCCTTGGCGTTCAGGGGGGTAGACCAATCAACCCCGTTTGACGCAACGGCGGAACTGGTCGAGGAGTTATTGCCTGTAACGCCGGGGGCCATAACCACAGTTACCTCAAAAGCAATGATTGTGATCTACGCGGGGCTGCGCACCACAGATGGAGCCTTAACCCCTCCTGCCGGGTACCCTGCTTTCACCGAAGGGGAGACACTGGCCATCGGCATCGTCGGCAGGGACCAAGTGTCAACTATGACTTATAAAGAGGCAAGCACTGTCGGGGTGAACGCTCCGGGGGCTTATTCCGACTGGACTACTGACCAAAGCGACCCGGTAATCGCCGTGACCATGGCGTTACGGCCTGCTTAACAAGGATTTCAACATGCTCGCACTTATCAAAGACAACACAATAATCACAAAAGTCCGAGAAGGACAGACTGTCAAACTCACAAACGGCGACAGCGTATCTCCTGCTCAGGCGGGCTGGTCAAACGCAGATGGTTACTCACTGGCAACTATCCTTGATGCTGATGCCATCCCTGATGGAAAACGAAGCGTTGCAAAGGAAGTTGAGCTTATTTCTGGCTCACCGAAGTGGGTCCACACCCTCAAAGATATTCTACCCCCTTCAACTGATCCCATCGACTACCCGCTCAACCCGGCACAGTTTGAAGCGATCACCTCGATCCTCGGTGTCACCATCGAGCAGATCGACGGGGCCATCGACATAGCCATCGCGGCCCCGGTTGACAACGCCTTCGCCAAGGCCAAAGCCCGGAAGTCCACCGAGTACAACCGGGACAACCCCCTGTTTGCCCTCCTCGGCCCGCTCCTGAGCCTCACGGACGCGCAGATCGACGCGGCATGGATGCAGGCGAAAGACCTCCGCTAACACCCTTTGACCCAATAAACCATTTGGTCCCGGCGTAGGTTGTGCTGTAGTTGTCAAACAACACGACCGACACAAACCACGGACGGATGCAATGGGATTTCATCTTTCAACCCGAGACCGCCAACGCCTTGTCGGCGTCCACCCGGACCTCGTGAAAGTCGTCGAACGGGCGGCCAAGACCAGCCCCATCATGTTCATGGTGCTGGAAGGCCCCCGGTCCGTCGCCCAACAGCGCAAGAACGTCGCTGCCGGTGTAAGCTGGACGATGAACTCCCGGCACATCACCGGCCACGCCGTTGATCTTGTCCCGCTCGTGGATGGCCGCGCCTCATGGGCTTGGCCCGTCTACCACAAGCTCGCCCCCACCATCAAGAAAGCCGCCAAGGACGTAGGCGTCCCCCTCGAATGGGGCGGCGATTGGCGCAAATCCAAAGACGGTCCGCACTGGCAACTGCCGTGGAAGTCCCACCCTATCGCCAAAACCCCCGTTGGCGTCACGGCCAAAGCCAAGCCCTATACCAGCGAAACCGAACGCGCCAGCAACGTCAAGGAAGGGACCGCCATCGCTGCCGTCGGCGCGACCGGCGCGGTCTCCGTGGCCCCCGCCCTCCCGGACATAGCCGACGCCCTGACCTCCCAGCAGGACCAACTCACCTCCGGGGACTACATCCGGATCGGGATCGCGGGCATCATCATCTGCCTGACCCTCTATGGCATCTACCGGAAGGTCCGCGCGTGATCCCCTTCCCTCCGTTCTTCCCGACCGCAGGCTTCCTGATCTCCGCCGCCATCGGCGCAGTCATGGGCGTCGCCGGGTGTTTCTCCGTCTGGACCCTCTACGACAACCTGATTGACGACCCGCGTGTCCGGGCAGAAGTCCGGGACACAATGGTCGCCAAAGTCGAACACGACGCGGCTCTCGCCGAACTGGCCGAACAGACCCGCCAACGCCTCGCGGCGCAATCCGCCTTTGAACAATACCGCCTGCGACTGGCGATAATGCAGTCCGAAAACACCCAGATTTCCGTAAAACTCGAACAGGAAATACAGGCCAATGAAGACCGCCTCCTCGCCGCTGGTCGCTCTTGCCTGCTTGACGGCGCTGACGTTAACTGGCTGCGCCAGTAACGGAAGCCTCACCCTCGCAGCGCAATCCCTCGGGAAAAACCAAGCTGGCGTGACACTGCCGGATTGGCCCCCCGAGTGCCAAACCCACATCGCGCACGCGCCCCTCCACTCCGGCGAAGAACTGCGTTCGATCCTCAAACGTGAACGCGGGCAACTCGACGTTGCCAACCGGACCCTCACCACCTGCGCGGACCTCTACGGCCAAATCCAGACCAAATTCGGGAGGCCCGACCAATGATCGAAGACACCCCCATCCCAAAAATAGACCCGAAAATATCCATAGGAAACCTGCTCACAATGGCGACTATGGTCCTCGGGCTGTTCATCGGCTGGCAGACCATGACGGTCTCCATCACACAGAACCAGCAGGCTATCGTGGACCTAGAAAAGCGGCTGGCGACGACGGTAGCGAAAGCCGACGCGACGCTGGACGCCTTGACGACGAACCGCGTGGAACTGGCCCAAGCCCTCGGCGAATTGCAGGCGGACATGCGTTACCTCAAAGTCGCCGTGGACAGATTGCAGGCCCCTAAGTGAGCGCCCACACCGACCGCCGCAAAACCCTCCTGCAACGTCTTCTGGCCGCCAAAGAGGCCGAAGTCGATCTGTTGAAATATACTCAGTTCACCATGCCGGACTACTCGGACCCATCCCCTGTTCCCCGGTCGCGGTATGAGATAGCCCGGCACCATCGGGCAATGGCGTCCGCGCTGCATGACCTCGAAAGCGGGGTCTCGAAGCGGGTGATCATCAACATGGGTCCGCGCCACGGCAAAACCGAGCTGGCGACCAAACGCTTTCTGGCGTGGTTCAGTGCCCGGCACCCCGAAATGTCGCTCATCTTCGGCACCTACAACGACACCTTCGCGGGGGACGTGGGCCGCGCGGTCCGGGACATTATCCAAAGTCCGCAGCACAGGACCATCTTTCCGAACCACACGCTGCGCGACGGCAGCGCCGCCAGCCAGCGCCTCCAAACCGAAGACGGGGGTCTGCTCGCGTTTGTTGGGCGCGGCGGTTCGATCACCGGGCGCGGCGGACACGGGATCGTGATCGACGACCCGATCAAGGACCGGCAGGAGGCGGACAGCAAACTGATCCGGGACCAACTCTGGACGTGGTTCACGCAGGTTATCGGCACCCGCCTCATGACGCAGGACAGCTTTATCATGCTGATCCAGACCAGATGGCACGAAGACGATCTGGTGGGACGCCTCACGGACCCCATGAACGCTTTCTACGACGCGGAGGAGGCCGCGCAGTGGCGAGTGATCGACTTCCCTGCGCTGGCGCTGGACAACGACATATTGGGGCGCAAGCCCGGCGAGGCCCTGTGGCCGGAGAAGTTCCCTGTCCCGTTCCTCTCGGCCCAGCAACGGCTGGACCCGCGCGGCTTCCAAGCCCTGTACCAAGGCCGCCCTTCCAGCGAAGGCGGCAATTTCTTTCGTTCCGAAGACCTGCTCACCTACAAGCAGGACGAACTCCCCAAGAACCTGCGCTACTACATCGCCTCGGACCATGCCGTGTCCACCAAGCAGGAGCGGGACAAGACTGCGCTCGTCCCCGTTGGGGTCGATGAACAGGACAACATTTACGTCCTGCCGGACGTGTTCTGGAAGCACGCTGCCTCGGACGTGACCGTGGACGCCATGCTGGCCCTCATGGACCGCTATAACCCGCTGTTCTGGTGGGCCGAACGGGGGCAGATTTCCAAAGCCATCGGCCCTTTCCTGCGCAAGCGGATGCAAGAGGAACGCATCTACTGCGCCCTGATCGAATTGACCCCCACGATGGACAAGCAGTCGCGCGCGCAGTCGATCCAAGCCCGCACGGCGATGGGGAAGGTTTTCTTCCCCAGCTATGCCCGCTGGTGGCCGGACGCCAAGGACCAGCTCTTGAAGTTCCCGAACGCCGCGCACGACGATTTTGTGGACGCGCTGGCCTATATCGGGTTAGGTCTGGCGCAGCAGGTTTCGCCGTCGATGTTGGCCTCCAAAAAAGACACAGCAAAATCCGGGACGTTCCGGCATTTGTTTCAGCAGACGGCGGAAGACGATCAACGGAAAAGGCGGGCGCAAGTCGCGCGTGAATGGTGATCCCTATGGAAGATGAACTCAACGCAATCATGGAGCAGGGTATGGCTCCGGACCCGGACCCGGAGACCGGGACCAGCATCACACGGGAAGACCCGGACCCATCGGCGCAGCGCAAGGCGCTTCTCACACACATGGCGGACGAAACCCGCTCGGCCCGGTCCTATTGGGAAGAACGCGCGTTCAAGCGGATGCGGCAAGGCATGGCGTTCGCCGCCGGTCGCCAGTGGCCCGCCGACCCCATGACCAAATCGGGCGACATTTTCGCGGACAACATCCATGAGCGTTACGTCGCCAACATCACCCTCCGGCACATCAACCAGCGCGTCGCGGCAACCTACGGCAAGAACCCCAAGGTCGTGTCCCGGCGCAAAAAGCGGATGCTCTCGACCGTGTGGGACGGGACCATGCAGTCCGTCCAAATGTCCATGCAGGCCGTGTCCGCTGACCCCATGAACATGCAGGCGATGGAAATCCTGAACGACGCCATCGCCACCATGCAGGAGCAGCAGAAACAGAACAAGATCGGCGAGACCCTGCAACTCCTGTTTGAACATGAGATCGAAGAACAGACGGTCCCCTTCAAGGTCCAGATGAAGTCAATGGTCCGCAAGGCCATGACGACCGGCGTCGCCTACGCGAAGCTCGGGTTCCAGCGTGTCATGCAGAAGAACCCGGACATTGAAGCCAAGCTGTCCGACATGAGCCAGCAACTCGCGACCATCGAACGCATCTCGGCGGACCTAGCGGAAGGGGAAGTCCTCCCCGACGGCAAGGAGGCCGAACAGCTTCGCCTGACCATGCAGGAACTCGAAAAGCAGGTGGACATAATCGTCCGCGAAGGTCTGACGTTTTCCTACCCGGACAGCACCGCAATCGTCCCGGACCCCAACACCAAACAGCTTCGCGGCTGGGTGGGGGCGCAGTGGCTCGCGGAAGAATATTTCCTGACCCGCGAACAGATCGAAGAAATCTACAACGTGGACATTGCCCCCGGCGGCACGGCGTATCTCGAAAGCCGTCCGGGCGAATACAAGGTCCGCGAAGGACACGCCGACAACAAAGACAATCAGACCGACTTCTATTGCGTGTGGGAGCGGTACAACAAGCAGGACGGGCTGGTCTACATCATCTGCGACGGGTACAGCGATTTCCTTCGCGAACCCGCCGCGCCCGACGTTTGGCTGGAACGCTTCTTCCCTTGGTTCGTGTTCGTGGTCAACGAAGTCTACGACGACCAGTGCGTCTTCCCCCCTTCGGACGTGGACTTGATCAAGGACATGCAGCTTGAGCTAAACCGCTCCCGGCAGGGCCTCCGCGAACACCGACGCGCGTCCAGGCCGAAGACCTTCGTGCGGCGTGGCGTCCTCGAACAATCGGACAAAGACAAGCTGGTGGACTGCCAAGCCAACGACGTGATCGAACTCAACGGCCTCCAGCCGGGCGAGAAGATCGACGAAGTGTTGCAGCCGTTTTCCGGTCCGCAGATCGACCCGCGCCTGTACGATCCGACCCCCGTCTTTGAAGACTATCTGCGTGTCCTCGGCAATCAGGAAGCCAACCTCGGTGGCACGTCCGGCGCAACTGCGACGGAAGCCAGCATTGCCGAAGGCTCTCGCATGACCTCGGTCTCGTCCAACGTGGACGACTTGGACGAATTTCTGACTGAACTGTGCCGCTCGGCGGGGCAGGTTCTCATGCAGGAAGTCAGCCCCGAAACGGTCCGGGAAGTCGTCGGACCCGGCGCGGTCTGGCCGGACCTGACGCGGGACCAGATCGCGAAGGAAATCTACCTTGAGATCGAAGCAGCCAGCACGGGTCGCCCGAACAAGGCGCAGGAAATCCAGAACGCCCAGCAGGTCTTCCCGCTTCTCCTGCAAATCCCCGGCCTCCAGCCGCAGTGGCTCGCCAAAGAACTCCTCCGCCGCATGGACGACCGATTGGACCTTGAAGACGCCTTCGCCGAAGGGCTGCCCTCCATCATGATGATGAACAGCGCAAAGCAGATGGC